AAGTATGCATGGCAACCTAAGTCATTCACACCAGCTGGTCATGCCATCATCGATGACGTGGTCCTGGGTGAGCTTCATTACCCTGAGGCTCAAAAGCTTTCTCAGCTGTTTCTTTTGTCCAAACGGCTAGGCCAATTGGCGGAGGGTGGACAGGCCTGGCTGAAAAGGGTCGATGCAGACGGAAAGCTCCGGCACTCGATTGTGTCCAACGGTACTGTAACAGGCCGCGCATCTCATAGATTCCCGAACTTAGCCCAGGTCCCTGCAACCAGGTTGCCGTGGGGTCAGCAGTGCCGTGAGTTATTCACGGTTGACCCTGGGTATTCCCTATGCGGTACGGATCTTTCGGGTCTCGAATTGAGATGTCTAGCCCATTTCCTCGATGACGGTGGTGCATATGCGAAAGAGATCTTGGATGGCGACATCCATACAACAAACCAGAAGGCGGCAGGTCTCGACACAAGAGACCAAGCCAAAACCTTCATCTACGCACTCTTGTATGGAGCAGGAGACGCCAAGATCGGATCCATCATCGACAAAGGTGCCAAAGAAGGAAAGCTCCTAAAAGAGCGTTTCATGGAAGCACTACCTGCCTTTAGGACCTTAAAGAAGGCTGTAGAGCAAGCATCAAAGCGTGGGTTTATTAAAGGCCTCGATGGTCGCCAGGTTAAGGTGCGAAGCGCACATGCTGCCCTCAATACCTTACTGCAAAGTGCAGGTGGCCTGATCTGTAAGAAATGGTTGTGCCTGGTTGATCAAGAGATCAAAGCCCAGGGCATCGATGCACAGATCATCGCCTGGGTCCATGACGAACTCCAAATCTCAGTGAAGAAGGGAAGCGAACAGGATGTCTGTAATATCGCTAGAAGAAGCGCGGAAAAAGCTGGAGAAAGCTTTGGATTCCGCATCCCAGTCGGGGCCGATGCAACCATCGGGGGAACTTGGGCAGATACCCATTGATCCTGGTTCTGACGGTAGTGCCGAAGAGGGCCTGATGAAGATGTATCAGGTGTGCAGGGAAGCCTGGCACAAGGGCTTCAAATGTAAATCTAAGTTCGCCAGGGATAACGCAGAGGTGGTCGCCATATGTGCCACTGAGGGCCTTATCACAACTGAGATCGTCTTAGGCGTCTGGGGTAACACCTGGATGATTAACGACCAGGGTGCAGCTTTTATGTCGGAGGTTGAACATGATTTTAGTTGATGCGGATATTCTGCTTTACCAAGCATGTAGTGCAGCTGAAGAGGAAACAGACTGGGGTGACGATGTATGGTCGTTAACTACAGACCTCAAAGAAGCTAAGGCCATGTTCCAAGACCGTTTAGCAGCGATTGAAGAGCGTCTGAACAGCCATAAGGTCACCTTGTGTATCTCAGATAAAGTGAACTTCCGAAAGACCGTCTACCCCAACTACAAATCTAACAGGAAGAAGACCAGGAAGCCCCTGGGATACCCTGCCATGGTTGAGTGGGCCAGGGGTAAATATGATTGTATCACGCTGCCTGGCCTCGAGGCTGACGATGTCCTGGGCATCTTTGCAACGATGCCACCAAACAAAGCCCAGGCAATCATGGTCAGCGATGACAAGGATCTAAAGACAATCCCCGGCAGACTATACCGGCCTATGTCCGATGAGCTTATGACCATCACGGAGGCTGAGGCTGACTTCAACTTTCTAATGCAAACCCTAACCGGCGACACAACGGACGGTTACCCAGGCCTCAAAGGTTATGGGCCAAAGACAGCTGAGAAGCTCCTAGGCAGCCGCCCTGCATGGTCTCTGGTCGAACAAGCCTACATTAAAGCCGGGCAGACACGTGAAGACGCCCTGGTCCAGGCAAGGCTTGCCAGGATCCTTAGGTGGACTGACTGGGATGCCCAGGACCACAAGCCAATCCTATTTACTGGGGAGACCAAACGTCATGAAGCGGCATGAGCAATGGATGAGAGACAAGGTCAATGAGATCCAGGACATGGTCAAAGAGCCAGACCTCATAAAGGCCCCACTACATTACGCCCAACACACCAATCAGCCTGTGGATTTCATTATGTCCAACAGGCTTTCTTTTTGGGCTGGCAACGTCATCAAGTACGTGGCCCGGGCGGGTACTAAATTGTATCCCGGGCAAGATCCTATCCAATCCGAAATCAACGATATCAACAAAGCCATTCGTTACTGCGAAATGCGCTTGAACCAACTTTCCGGGAGAAACCCAAGTGATCAGTAATTATCTACCTACCGACTATCAAACATTCATTGCAACATCACGTTACGCTAGGTGGATTGAAGAGAAGGGCCGCCGCGAAACATGGGATGAGACTGTTCATCGTTACATAGATTATTTACAATACCAGATCCCAAACGCTATCAAAGATGATGAATGGAAAGAACTCGAACAGGCGATCCTGGGCTTAGAAGTAATGCCTTCGATGAGGGCTTTGATGACAGCTGGTGTCGCTGCCGACCGTGATAACACCTGTATCTATAACTGTTCATATGTTGCTGTCGATCACCCAAGGGCTTTTGATGAAGCCATGTTCATCTTGTTATGCGGAACAGGCGTAGGATTCTCAGTAGAGCGTCAGGCGATCAGCCAGCTACCTGAGATACCAAACACCATTGGTCAGTCTGAGGATGTCATTGTCGTACAAGACAGCAAAGAAGGCTGGGCTAAAGCTCTCAGGAAGCTCATCAGCCTCCTATACACAGGTGATATACCTACATGGGACCTGGGCAAGATTAGACCCGCAGGTAGCCGCCTAAAGACGTTTGGTGGTAGAGCCAGTGGACCAGAGCCATTGAACGATCTGTTTAAGTTTGTTGTAGCCAAGTTCAAAGGTGCAATAGGTCGCAAGCTCAACAGCATCGAGTGCCATGACATCATGTGTAAGATTGGTGAAGTCGTGGTTGTCGGTGGTGTCAGACGATCAGCCATGATCAGCTTGTCTAACCTTAGCGACACACGTATGTCACATGCTAAGTCAGGTAGCTGGTGGGAGAACGAACCACAACGAGCCTTGGCTAATAACTCAGCTTGTTACACAGAGAAGCCTGACAGTGAGACCTTCTTGCGTGAGTGGCTTGCCTTGGTCGAATCCAAGTCTGGTGAGCGTGGCATCTTCAGCCGTGTAGCAGCCGAAGCCCATGTAGCTAAGAACGGCAGACGCGAGACAGGCTATGCGTGGGGAACCAACCCATGCAGTGAGATCATCTTGAGAAGCAACCAGTTCTGTAATCTGACGGAAGTTGTAGTTCGAGAAACAGACGACCTAAAGTCACTAAAACGTAAAGTAAAACTGGCAACTATACTTGGTACAATTCAATCAACCTTCACTAAAATGCCATACCTCAGACCTATCTGGACTAAAAACACATCAGAAGAACGACTGCTTGGTGTGTCCCTAACAGGCATCATGGATCATCCTGTACTTGGTAAGAACATAGACAGTCCTAAGTGGCTTGCTGAGATGAAGCAGGTAGCCATTGATGTGAATGAAGACTATTCGGGTCGTTTTGGCATCGAGGCTTCGGCTGCTATCACGTGTGTTAAACCTAGTGGTACAGTTAGTCAGTTAGTTGATAGTGCCAGTGGTATCCATGCACGGCATTCAGACTATTACATTAGAACAGTCCGGGGTGACAACAAAGACCCTCTGACACAGTTCCTAAAGGATGTAGGAATACCATCTGAACCTGATGTGATGAAGCCTGACGCAACGACAGTCTTTAGCTTTCCAACTAAATCACCAGCGAGTGCAACAACACGGAATGCTATGACGGCTATTGAACAGCTGGAACTGTGGAAAACATACGCTGAAGTATGGTGCGAACATAAGCCCTCAGTAACTGTCACAGTGAGAGATCATGAGTGGATGGAGGTAGGTGCATGGGTCTACAAGCACTTTGACCTTTGCAGCGGTATCAGCTTCTTGCCTCACTCAGATCACACCTATGCTCAAGCTCCTTATCAGGAGTGTACAGCTGCTGAGTATGCAGACATGAAGCAGAAGATGCCTGTCTCTATTGATTGGTCAGCTTTGTCTTTATACGAGAAGGAAGATCACACCAGCGGCAGCCAGACCTTAGCGTGTACCAGTGGTGCATGTGAGATCGTGGATATTGCGTCATGAGTGGGGTGCCAACGTACCAGGACATTCTGGATTCACTTGCTCTACTTGAAATCCCTGAGAAAGACCCATGGGGACGTGAGATCAAACCTAACAAGTCAGCCCGGGGTCAACCTCACTGGGCTGATGTCTATAAGTTTAGACAAGACCAACAACTACGATCAACACTAAGGACCAGCCATGCGAAGTATGACTGACGCCAGTAAGTGTGATACGTGCCAGGTCAACGATGCATACTATTATGTCGCGGGTGTCTACACATGTGCGCCATGTGCCATCGAGGCCATCAAAGCAAAGCTTCCACCTGAGTATAGGAACAGGTCATTGTATGACGTGTCAGGTGGTCGTAGGCTTAAGGACTAAGGGTGATTACCAGGGGTGCCTCCAGCATAGCGACACAGCAAGGTGTCTTGGAGTGCAACCCCTGATAACCAAGGTATATATAGTTACTCAGGGTTAATTAGTCCACCCTAAGGAGCTACGAAACTCCCCGGGTATTACTTGTGTATACCTCAGATAACATAACCCGACTTAAGTCAACTTAAGTCAGCTAAAGCTGATGCCAGTTAACACTGGTCAAACATTGGTCAGACATTGGTCAGACATTGGTCAGACATTGGTCAGACATTGGTTGGCTAAGGTTGGCTTTAGTTGACTTAGGTTACACGTCCCGATTTGTTCTTTAAAGAAACGACCCCCATCCGCTTAAATTTCAGAAGGGCAACTAATGCCTAATGTCTGATGGATGACCATGCATCGTTTTGTCATCTGATACCTTGTCAGATTACACCAGTATCTAACGATATCAGTAGCTTACCATGGTGACCAGGCGATTAGGGTCCCATACCAGGGCTTTTCGGCCCCCATGGTCATATGAATAACATCAATTTCAAAAACAAGGACTAAAGGTTTTGTTGTTGTTGTTGTTGTCCGTCTTTCACTTGCAGGGGTTATCTCCAGAAAACCAAAGGAACCGTCATGGCCTTAGAAACCGCCACCTACATTAGTGGACTGATTGCCACTAATCCTGTCGCAACCGATGGTCTCGCCCAGGCTGACGATCACATGCGCTTAATTAAGTCTACCATTAAAGCCACGTTTCCAAGCATAACCGGTGCTATTACAGCCACCCAGGCAGAGCTTAACGTCCTCAATGGTATCACATCTACCACAGCTGAACTAAACATCCTGGATGGCGTGACATCCACGGCAACTGAGATCAACTTGCTCGATGGTGTCACAGCGACAACTGCCGAACTGAACGTCCTCGATGGTGTTACAGCGACAACCGCAGAAATCAATACGCTTGATGGCATCACCGCTACAACCGCTGAACTGAACCATCTCTCCGGTGTTACAAGTAACATCCAGTCTCAGGTTTCATCCCTGAGTACCAGCGTATCCAACGTAAACATCTACCCAATGGATGTCCGTGTTTTGACCAGTGGTAGCTACACAGTACCAGCGGGTGCTAAAGCTATTCTCATTAAAGCGTCAGGTGCTGGTGGTGGTGGTGCATACCACATCTACCCAACATCAGGTGGTAACGGTGGTACAGGCGGCACAACCACTGTAACCAACAGCACTCTAGGCATCAGCATTACTGCAACTGGTGGTGGCGGTGGTAAATATAGTGGTGCTGGCGTATCTCCGTTTGTCAGTGGCAGCAGCGGTGGTGATGTCCAACTAGGGGCTGGTGCTGCTGGTGGTGATTCCTACAAAGCCAACTGGGATATTTCAGCCCACGGCGGTCGTTCTGGTAACCAAGTAACCAAATACGTCAAAAGCTCCTCAGTGGGTGGTCAGACGATTTCAATTTCATACGGTGCTGGTGGTACTGCTGGAAGTTCAGCCTCTGCTGGTGCTAATGGTTTCGTTGAAATCTGGGTTTGGTAAGATAGGAGTAATAGACCATGGCTATCCTCCCAATCCGTGACTTAGGCAGCGCAGGTGTCATCAGTGACGTCAGTAGCTACAACATCCCCATCAACGCATTTAACCACGGTTTCAACGTGCGCTTCGATGAGGGCAAGGTTTTACGTGCGCCTATCTTCCGTAACATTAAAGATACGCTAGGTTTTTCTCCACGATTTACATATGGCATCGTACCAGCTAACGGTTTTGACACAGTGTTGATGGTGTCAGATGCCTGGGACATCCATGAATATGGGGCTGGTACAGTCACCAATCGAAGTGGTTCCATTACAGGATCATCAGACCCGCGGCCTTATACAGGCACGTCCCTTGCTGACGTCTCATACGTCAACCGTCCAGACCGCGTACCAGTGTACCGTGGACCGTCCGGGACTAACTTTACTGACCTCCCACAATGGGATGCCTCATGGCGTTGTGCTTCTCTAAGGTCATTTGGTGACTTTCTGATTGGCCTCAACATGAGCGAGGGTGCCAGTTCGTTCCCCTCCCGGGTGCGGTGGTCGGACCTAACCTTAGCAAACCAATACCCAGGATCTTGGGATGATACAGACCCTACCGTGTCTGCCGGTTTCAATGACCTGGTGCAGACCAAGACTGAGATCATCGATGGTGAAACCTTAGGATCTAACTTTGTCATCTATTCCAATGACCAGGTTTGGCTTATGGAGTTCGTAGGCGGGACGTTTATCTTTAACTTCCGCAAGCTGTTTACAGATGTTGGCATCATCAACCAGAACTGCGTTGTTGAGGTTGAGGGCAAGCATTACGTCTTTGATGCCTTCGATATCTATATGCACGATGGGACCTCTAAACAAAGTATCTGCGATGAGCGGGTGAAGAACTTCATCTTCTCGACCTTAAACAACCAGGCGTCCGATGTTTGCTATGTTCAACATAACCCCACATTGAACGAAATCTACTTCTGTTACCAGTCCGGGGATCAATACGTTAACTTCCCTAACGCTGACAGATGCAACCGTGCAGCGGTCTATAATTACCGTAACAACACATGGTCGTTTATGGACCTACCAAACACAAGTTCCGGGACTATAGCTAACGTCAATTCAGTGGCAACTTATAACACCAGCACTGGAACCTATGCCCTGACCGGCGGCACTTACTACCAACAGCAAGACAGTTTTGCCAGGCATACCCTCATGGTTGGCGAGACCTTAACAACTGACGGTATTACCTCAGACAAGCTTTATGGCATTGATTTGTCGGATGCAGGGCAGATAGCTTTCCAGTTAGACACTGAGGCTACCAAGCCCGTGTACCTCGAGAGAACCGGCCTAGACCTAGATGAAGCAGGGTCTGCGGTTCGTCAGTATACTGTAGTGACCAGGATCTATCCTCAGGCATACACAGTGAACACGGCAGACACCACGTTGAACTTTGAGTTTGGCGCGTCTGACTTACCTAACGCTACACCTAACTACTCGAACTTGGCAGTCTTCGACATAGCAGTAGACCATAAGATCGACAGCCGCGCTGCCGGTCGTTACCTAAGCTATCGTGTGACACTGAACGACAACAAGGACTTTGAGATCTCAGGGTTTGACCTGGAGATCACACCGACAGGAGCAAGATAATGGCCTTAAGTGATAAGACCAACCTGCTTGTTCAGTCTTACGTTAGAACCCAGTACCCGGTTCTAGACGATGGTATCAAAAGATACATCCAGGATGAGCTACAGAGGATTGAGAGTTCTATCAGGTCTCTGGCTTTAGCTTCAATCCAAGTAACTGAAGACCCCCCAGAACAACCAGTAAAAGGCATGGTCAGGTATGCTGTATCTCCATGGAACCCAGGTTCCGGGGATGGCCTTTACATCTATAATGGCACTGCCTGGGTCCTAGTTTAAAACCACATGACTGACATAAAGATGAGAGCGGCGGTCTCAGCCCTGGAGGCGAGTATCGTTGACGGTATTGCGTCTGGTGACTTTGTTGATGCCATGGACCAATGTCCTGTCGTTCACCATTTTGCTCCAACCATAGAAGAGTATGGATGCGGCACATACGCCAGGGAACTGACGATGCCTAAAGGTGCGACTATTGTCGGTAAGTTACACCGCCATGCCCACCTAGCCTTTCTCTTAAAAGGGAAGGTCGCAGTGGTGTCTGAGTTTGGTAAAGAGATCATGGAAGCACCCCACACGTTCCTGTCACCTTTGGGTGCCAAGAGGGCTTTCCATGCCTTAGAGGATTCTATCCTAACTACAATACATCTAACGAAACACACACAAGAAGAAGCTCTCGAGGATATCGAGGATGAGGTCATATCAGAGACCTACACCGCCTTAGGTATGGAAGAGCCGGACATGAAGATGTTCTACAAAGAACTGGAGAAGATTCAATGGCATGGGTAGCAGCAGCAATGATAGGTGGGTCCCTTATTGGGGGCTTTGCAGGTAATAGTGCAGCCAAGAAACAAGCGGGTGCAAACAAGTACGCAACAGATATGCAGATGCGTCCGTATAATGACGCACGTCCTTTTATTACGGATATGTATAGTGGCGGCTCAGCTGGTCTTAATAATGCGCTGGCTATGGGTACGTACAGTGGCGCAGGTAACCCAACCTACGCAGGTTTAAGCCCAGACCAGGTTGCCGCCTTAAACAACCAAAAGAACTTTGGTAACACCGGTTTCGGCTATGGTAGCAACCTCGCAGCAGGGGCTGCTGGCTTTGGTAACAACTACAATAACCTATTTAACCAGGCATCTTCTGGTAACGCTATGAACACCGCAATGAATTATGCGGCAAACAATAGCGACCCCTTGGTCAATGCCGCCATGCGTGGTGCTAACCGTAATCTAAACGAAGTCCAGCTGACCGGTAACAACAACCGCGCATCAGGCTCTGGTAACATGAATAGCTCGAGGGCAGGTGTCGCTGAAGCTCTATTACGCCGGAGTAACTCAGAGCTAGAAGCCGACACAAGAGCGAGTGTCGAAGACAACCTCATGCGGCGTTCCCTTGGTCAGTCAAACACTGACTTCAGTAACGCTATGGGTGCAAATGCTGGCATGGCGGGTGCCTTTGGTACTGGTATGGCTACTGGCTTCAATGGCATTAGCAACATGTTGAACGCTGGCTCTGCTTTCCAGAAAGATCTTCAGAACCAGTACAATGACGGTAAAGCCAACTTTAACGAAGACCGTGACTTTATGATGAATCAGTACGGTAAGTTCAATGCGTCAATCCTAAACAACGCCCCTCAAGGACCTGGTCAAATCTCGCCTAACTATGTTGACCCAACGATGTCTGCCATCAACGGCGCAATGATGGGTGGTGGTTGGGGTAACCAGTTTGCCAACTTCATGAACCAACCTCAGCAACAACCTAACTTCTATGCAAATTACACGGCACAAGATTATCGCTACCCAATGAGCTTGTAATATGAATGGCATCCTTTATGACCCCACAAAGCCGATGCCCCTTATACAAATGGTTAACTCGCCTCAATGGATAGGCGTAAAGCCTACTGTAGGGCAGCGTAACAACAACCCAGGCAACCTCAGATCCTTTGATGCCTTCCAAGGTAAAACCGGGCAAGGCAAGGGCGGCTACGATATCTATGACACGTTGGATAATGGAGCCAGGGCGTTAGCCAGGGATCTCCACACAAAGTCCAAGCGCGGCGTCAAGACTGTCCGGGAACTTATGACCGGCTATGCCCCACCATCCGACAATAACCCTACAGGTAGTTACATTGACTACGTAGCCAATGATCTTGGCGTGGACCCAGATCAAGAGATTGACATCGCAAACATGCGTCCAAAGCTCATGCGGTCAATCACCAAGTTTGAGAACAAGAACCGCGACATCCTGTCTGACGATATGATTGCTCAGGCCATAGCGGCAGCAGATGGAGAAAGTCCCGATATGCCTAATCAAGAAAAGCCCCCTGGTGGTTATCCATCAATCGCAGGTCCCCTAGCAGACGGACGAGTAACGACTAAAGACCTTACTGACCAGGCAAACCGTTTTATAGCCCCTGATGGTTTTTATGCTGATCAAATCCCTCTAATTGACATGCAGCGTCTTGGAGTTAATCCATACCCTGTCGCAGCAGTCGATGAAGGAGCTTTGACATTTGATGACGTCATGGCCCGGCAAGGTGACGCACGACAAGCGTTTCAGGACCAGTACACAGCAGCCACTAACCCTGCTTTGACCATGCCCGGAGATACTACACCAGGCATCCTTGCAAACGCAGGTAACTACACGAATAACACACGCTCTCAGACACCTTTGTCTATCACACCACCTAACCAAAACATCGACTTCGCAGAACGTATGGTTCGCATGGGTGCCGCCGGTCTTGGTGCTATGAATAAAGGCCCAGGCGCACAGATGGCTGCCATGGGTGAGATGGATGGTAAGATTGCTGATTACAATCGCGCGCGTTCCCTGGAGCTTTATAAACAGTCCCTGGAGCGACAGAAAGCTCAAGCAAAAACCTACGAAGATGACGCTGACACAATTCTAAAGTACGACCAAACCCTCGCAAAGTTCGACCGTGGTTTGGGTTATGTCCAAGGCCAAGGGTTGACCGGATTATGGGATGGTTTTGCCCAGGGTTTCCTCGACCAGGTGAATGGTAACGAAGATGCAGCGAAGCGTCTACTTCTCCAAGAGCTAAAAGTAGATGATGTTCTTATCCGTATTGCCCAAACAAAAGGTGCAATCTCGAACAAAGAGATGGAAATCTTCATGAAGCCAGCCCCAAGCGTTGAGCTTAGTGATGAAGGCGTCTGGCGTACATGGATTGCAGAAAAAGCCGCAGCAATGCGTTCTGTCCGTAACAAACTAGCCCAGCGTAGTGGCGTAGCGTTGAATACCGGCCCTATCTCAGGTGCAGGTAACCAAGCCGCTTCCAGTAACTTAGACGCAGCCCGCGCTATTATCTCACAACGCTAATCCTCAAAGATTGGAGAACCAATGTCTCAGCAAGATCTGAATGCCTTCGCTGATTGGCTAGTTGCTAACCAGTCTAAAAAAGGCACACCGGAATACGATACGGTAGCAAAAGCCTTTTCTGAGTTAGATACGCAAAACCAGGACACTAGTCTTAGTACCGCCTACCAGTTTGGCGATAAGATGGTACAAGCCAACTCTGCTGATTATACCGCAGATCTAAACCAACGAATGGACAATGGTTTCCTTGGTGACATGACACGTCTAGGCCAGGAATACATTGGCAACCCTATCCGTAATGCTCTTGGTTTCGATGATATCCAACAAGACCAGGCTAATCGTGAGTTCGAGGCAGCTAATCGCGCTAAAGCCACGAAACTACGTGGTGAGGCAGACGCTCTTAATTACCGCTCATTAACTGCTGATGACATTGATGGTGTCGGTTCAGCTATTAACTATGGCGCACAGGCTGTTGCTGAATCCTTACCACAAATGTTACCGGCCCTGGCTAACCCGACTGTCGGTGGTGCTTTAAACATGGGCATCATTATGCCTGGCGAGTTAAATGCAGAGTTAAAAGAGATTGAAGGCCTAGACGATAACACCCGGATGAACCTAGCCGCATCTGGTGGTGCCTTGATGGGTGCCTTAGAAACACTTGGTGTTGGTATCCTTTTTAAAGGTGTTCCAACCGAAGTCCTGGGTAAGATGGGTGTCAAACGTATTGCCGCAGCCCTCGAGAAAAAGGGTATGGGCCGTGTTGCTAACCGCTTTGTCTCAGGTTTTGCAGGTGAGGGTGTTACAGAAGTAGGTCAGAATGAAATCAGCATGGCCTTCGAGGGCCTTGGTGGTAAAGACATTAGTGATGAAGAAGCATTCCTACGCCGCCGCGAGAGCTTCCTAAAAGGTGGCGCAGCTGGTGGTATGATCCGTGGTGGTGGTTCCGCTGTAGCCGAAACAGCTAGTGGCATTAAGAACGCTGCAACCTCTCCAGAGATTGCCAATGATTCCGAAGCTGCTGCTGACTTTGCGAGAGATCTAAAGGAACTCTCTGATACCCAAGGCTACGACCTCGCGGATGTCAATACTGGGTCAGAGGTAGGTGCCAGAGCCGCTATTGATGATTTACACTCAGACTATGGAAGTAAGATTGACTTTGAAATTGATGAGTTAAAATCACGGCTTAAGATAGATGATGCTGACCCACGTATCGAAGCTTTGAAAAAGGTTCAAGCAAACAATGCGAAGCGCAAGGCCAAAAATAAGGTAAAAAGCCGTGTAGATCCACGTGATTTTGAAGTCATCGAAGAGTTAACAGCGGGTACTGAAGAAGGTGCCAGCCTACTTTCCTTGATGCGTAAATCTAACGAACTATCTGCACTTGCTAATAAGTCGCTAAAAGGTGGTTTGTCACAATACTTAGACTTCCTCAACCCTTTAGATACAGACGGACGTTATAACATCGGAAGAACCGTTGCCGCACCTATCTCTACCTTAGGCGCATATGGTACATACGGCGCATCAATCCTCCCAGCGGTCGCAGGTCGCGCTGTAGACGCCATGACAGGACGTAGAAGCCGTGTTGCGCGTTACGTGCGTGAGAACCAAGCCAACCCAGGCATCCAGGTCCCAACAGAGCCTAGCCTCCGGGATCAGGACCAGGAAGCTACAGCAAACGCAGAGCGTGACGCACTCCGGGTAAACAACGAAGAACGTCAGACAGCTGAGTTCTTGGATTCCATTGACGCACCACCATCTGCTAACCCTAACAACCCTAGCCCACAAGCTCAGCTTGAGGATGCTACCGGTTTTGACAAGCAGACAGCTATCGATGTTGCAGCCATGATTGGCAACAGCAACTTCTACCCTGAAGCAATCCGCAGGTTTGCTACTGACTACATTGCTAGTGTGCGTCAGGGCGGTAGTGTTGGTAAAAAAGGTGAGGGTGGTCTAGGATCACTCATTCGGGTAATGAACCGCCTGGCTGATTCAGACCCAGATAACTACCCACGTGCTAACCCACAAAACCAGTTAGCCATCCAGGCAGCTGGAGGCGGGGGTCCAACTATTATGACCCGGGCTGCCATGCAACGTGAGCAAGGACGTGCAGATAACCAAGCTTTTAACGATGAGCTACAAGCAGCTGTAAATGCTGACACATCTATAGATCCACAAACCAAAGCTTTGGTCTTGTCCGGTCTAATCCAGGCACGTAAAAGCCTGGGATCTAATCCAGTCGAAGCTGTCGAAGCAATCTACCTCGATGTAGCTACCCGCGCCAAGAACCCACAGTACGCCGACCAGTACATAATGCCGTATGTCGAGAGGGTAACGGCCCAGCAACAGCAACAGGCCGCCACAGAGCAACCTGCGGCGACTGAGGCCCCATCGTCACCTGGCCCAATCAACAGAATGGCGGTCCCAGACTTTGGTGAAGGTCTTAGCATCTTCCCAAAGACAAAGGCTCTTTATTCAAAGATTGATGGGATCGATGTTGACCAGGGTAACTACCAGGCGGGTCCTGATGACGTCACTGGAAACACTTATGGCGGTGCCAGGGTTTATATTGGTGATAATGGACGTGGTAAACTTGAGGTTGATCCAAACCAAGCCGCATCCCCAGATAAGGCTGATGGTAAGCGTTGGAACTCAAACCTAGTTAGACCAAACCTCTATGAGTGGACCTCTAATCCAGGCAACCGCCAACAGTCGTTTATTGTGACTGTCGAGCAAGGCCCTGATCATTTTTATGCCTTACAGTATGAAGCTGATGTACCAACAGAGCTTTACCGCAAGCCTTTGAAAGCTGATGGATCCAAAGCTGATGAACCCACTATGCGTCCTCGAGGCTTTGGTAACGTGGTCCCCGGTCGTCAGATTGGCACCATAAAAATAAAATCATCGGGTAAAGAACACCCTATATATGAAACTGTTCGGATTGAGCCAAAGCCAAATGCGCCTATATTCCGTAACCAAGGACCTGCGTTATCTTTAGCCCCTGGAACCCCTTTATCAACAGACACAACTGCCCGGACAGGTACAGCTTATGGTTTGTTGCCATATCTAAGGACTGTAAGTGGTAAAACCTATGATCATCCAAGAAAGATTCTTGCTGCATCCAACCCTAAAAACGCCCAGCAGCAAATAGACAATCTTGATGGACTGTTGATTGACCATCCCAACACGCTGGCTTCGCCAGAAGCGTTTACTGATTATCTTTCGGATGCAATGGGTAAGGCAAATAAAGACGGATCTGTTCCATTAATCCCTTACCGGGCCTTACAAATGATACAAGATCCTTCGATTATTGAGGATCAACTTCTAAACCTGTCTGAAGGACAGAAATCTCTAGCAGCTGAGGGTTTTGCCGCAGCTGACAGCTTTAAACAAGCGTATGCTGAAGGTGCCGCAACCCCGGCAATTACCGGAAAGCTACTTTTATGGGGTATCTTAAGTCGCGGAGTGTCACCATTCATCCAAGAAGGTTTGTTTCTTGATGTTGTGGTTGGCGAAGGTAAAACCAACATTGCGCCAT